AGACATAATACCGCGGTCAAGACCAGCAGGTGCCATCCAAGGATGTCCAACCTCATCGTTATAGGCATACTGTGCAAGCACATAACCGGAAGGAGGAAGCCAGATATCTTTCTTGGTATAGGTATCAGAAATCTTGACCCATGGCCAATACAGAGCGCCATAGGAAGAATCGAATCCGGTGTGAGTATAGGAACCTGTTCCGTTAGACCACTCAACCACGTCCTGAGCAGACATTCCGAATGGAGTATCGGCAACAAAGATGCAGTCAGCTCTATCTTCACACATATCTAATGCAGCATGAATCACTTCTGGATCAGACCAACCAGGAATAGCTAAGACGTTAATGTCGATTGTCTCAGCATTTGAGAACGTCATCATTCCTGTGTTATCAGCTTCACCAATGATATCAGCTGTTGAGATACCATCTACACCGTTATCGCCACCATAGAAATACAGAGTATCTTCCTCAAACTGGATATCATCATCTGTATTGACAGTGACGACAATTCTTGAAGAACGAGAGTTGATCATGGTTTCGACATAACGGTCAGATTCAGGATCAAGATCAAGAGAAGACCAAGATTCGATTAAGGTATCTCCATCCTTGACTGTCACACTGAAGTAACCGAAGCTATCCTGTGAAGAGATAACCACGGAACAGCCGTTCAGGTCTGAATCATAATACAGAGAACGGAATGTGATTTTATCTTTGGTAGGATCACCCGCCTTAGCATAGGTACCAGAACCAGCTCCACCTGCCAGAGTTAAGGTCTCGTCTTTCAAAGAACCAGAATTCTGAACCGAAGCATTGATATACTGGGACTGGGCATTGATAACTGCCTCGACATAGTTATCCTGAAGTGCTGAGGTTGTCAGACCTGTGAACTCCTCTAGAACCACACTTTCATCAGAAGAATCAGTTAGAGTTACACTGAAGGTTCCATCAGTCTGAACGCTCTGAGTAATGATGATTCCATTATAGGATTCGCCATACTCCTTGGTGCTATACAGAACCTTCTGTTTGCCTAGCACACCTGCGGTAGCTCTCACACCACCACGAACAACACGAGTGTAATACACCTGTGAAGCCTGGGTAAGTGCAGCTAAAGCAGAATAGATTCCATAGTCACCCTCGATAGGCTTACCGAATGTCTCGATTGCCTGAGCTTGTGTAGTAAGCAGAGTAGGTACACCGATAGGGCCCCTTCTTGCACCACCGACCATGCCGATGATACAGGTAGAAGCTGCCGCGACATACTCGCTATAATCCAGCTCATTGATATAGACGCCTGGAGATAACATCTCGGCCATAAGATTCACTCCTCCTTATCAGATTTTATGGCTTGAGTACCGTCAAAATCTTTAGAATCATCAGCTAAATCAGTATCTAAAAGACCATAGCTGATCTCGACTTTCTCGATAGATGTCATATCGCTAATCTTATATATAACGGCTGACGGCATATTCAAAGTTATAGTTAATCGGTAAAAACGGTTCGTCTCGTCAAACTCTGAAATTGAAGTATTGTCCACGATAGAATCTTCCATATCCAGATTAAACTGCTGAACGAACTCATCTCCCATATCTTTCTGAATTACATTGACCCATGGATTCTGAAAGAACTCTAATGTCAACTCTGCTGCTAAGCCGTCACAATGATCTCTTTTGACTGCATAGATATCAAGCTGATATTGAAGTGATACTGGAATGCCTTGCATATTGACCCGCTGGTTAGGATATTCTAGATTCTTAGAAGTTCCTACTGTTGGTCTTATCGGACCTCGTCTGACATAGGAATCATTATAGAGTTCCCTATTGACATTGAAATCCGGCATACGCCATAAGCCAATGAAGGGCATTAGAACTTTACCGTTATGATATCTAGCATTGATTGCAAAGTGTTCTTCAGGTGCTGCAAAGAAGACTTCAGGATATAATGCCTTTATCTTCTCATAGACGCCCTTATCGTAAGCTAGAAGACTACTCATTGGTAAAGAACCTCCTTACCAGGTTCCAAGAACATCTCTACGATACTCTCTTTCCTGATATTCTTTATCCTTCTTCCATTCAGCCATCTGAGCATCAACTTCCTGTTCCACTTCTCTACCAGTCTTGATAGAAACGAACTTGGAATAATTAGCTCCGTCAGCTTTCAGGGTATCGAGAATATCAAGGATACTTGAATCATCTTCAGCTGTGTAATAGAACTGCTTAGACAGTTTATCATAGGAGAATTTAGGATATCTCTTTAGAGTTGATGCAATCAGCTTTTCAACGGCTTTGACATCAGGATTTGTCTTCATATTTAAGTCGATATAAAGGGTAATTTCATAGATGACGTCAGGGATACGAATGATATCCTCGGCATCTGAACCCTCATGAGTATAGACTTCAACTCCTAAAGCCTCAGCACCAACTGCTTTGAATACAGATAGATATTTCTTAGAAAAGGTATCTGAAAGTAATTTCTGAAGGTCTTTTGACCTATGGCAGATAGGAATATCGTCATAAGATTCATTGACTTTCTGTCTGCTATGATTCAAGCCTTCAATGATTAAACTGCTTTTGACGTTCTTCATTAGACTACCTCCTATTAGGATAAATAAAGGAACTGTTTGTTCTGCCTTTTCAGCTCTTTCTGATATCTCTTGTAATAGACTCCAACGTCTTTTCTCATACGCTCTAAGAGAGGACGCCAAAGTGGTCTTGATGGAGGTCTATTCGGGTCTTTTCGTCCTCCATATTCTAGATATCTAGCTATATCATTGACTTTCGCATAGGACTTAGGATATAAGTCTGTTTGCTTAAATCCGACTCCGATGAAGTTGCCCTTACGAAAGACTTTGATTGAATTCTTCATATGACCAGTAGCTTCCCATATATTGGTACTAAGATGATGCTTCTGTTTCCATGTTCTATAATAGATATTCAGAGGCTTCCAAGCGTGAGAACCTGTAGCATATCTCTGAGTATCAATAGCTCGAACATATTCATCAGCTATCTGACCGGCCATAAAGATTTGGAAATCTTTGTAGGATTTAGGTGATAGATTTTTCTTGATGGATAACTTTCCTGGGTTATATTGATAGCCAATCACCGTGACTATGATACCATCGATTGTCCTCATTTGGATTACTGAGTTAGGTATATTAGCCATTATTTATCACCTGAACCCATGATTAGAGATGAATAATCGTCTGGAAGAATATTCTTCTCATAGTCGCCATGCTGATATACCCTTCCATCTTCATGAGTTGCATTAGCTTCATGTTCACAGATCTCTGGTATTTTATCAGATGCAGTCTTGCGTTTTAGATAATGAGTACCATCATCTGTAATAATGAAGAAATCTTCAAGTCTCTCAGGTGCTAGTTTACATACCCAATAGACGCCATAGACCGAATCCATTTTCTTCTCTGTGATTCTGAACTCGGATGGTTTATCTTGACCGAAATAATGAATCTTTATTAAAGAATTATCTTTGATATCGAACACTTCTTTGCTATACCAGTCTTTATAGAGTGGTAAATAGATAATAGGTGCTCTGATTTCTTCATCTTCATTATACCATCCAAGCTGACGTAGAACTTTTACTCTGGGATTATCGTCAAAGACCGCATGCATAAGAATCTTATCATCCCACTTGCAATCAGGATCTTGATAGAAGTCGTTCCTATCATACCAGCAACGATAATACTCCACAGTAATTCCTGTAGACATGAAGCCTTCAAAAGCCATTCTTCGGACAAGGTCTACATCTCTTCCAAAGATTATAGGATTTCCCGAGAGATGTTGACTTTCTAATGGATAACGCCAATTCTTATCTTGCTCTGTAGCCATCAAAACATCTCCCTAAACGAAAAATAATCGGTGAACGCTTTCAAACATTTCACCGATTATATATAACGGAACTTCCAGACCAATTCTTTGTGGTATAGATATTCACCCTGAATTGATTTCATCATCTGATACGCTATCCTGAATAAAATCACGCTTCTTCAAGCGTTCTTTATAGGTCTCGCGTATATTCTCTATTGCAAGTTCTGCTCGATTATTAGGATAGTCTGGATGTGATTTGCAATATTTCTCATACTCATCTATCTTAGCAAGTATTTCTATGAATTCCTCTTTTGTATGTTTAATGGGTCTAAGTAGTTCATTATTGAAGTGCAGGATTTGAGCTCGGCAATTATCAATGGTTCTCTTGTCGTCAGTCTCTATATGAGAGTCAAGCTTCTTTTCAATGGTAGATAGCTTATTCGTGACGTCAGAGTTTATTGCCTTACCCAG